TGTTTTTATCCAAAATTGACTTTATGTAATCACCTTGCATTTTGCAATCATTTACATTTTCATATCTTTCATTGATAGAAACGCATACTGAGTTCATACAAAGATATCCTACTAGGAAGATTGTGCCTAAATTCAAAGAATTATATCTCTGAGCAGAATAATTAGATTTGAAAAAACAAGAATACCAACAGTCCACAATACTTTTTGGACACTTAATAATCTTTTGTCCAGATGAACGAGATGGTTTGTTTTAATAATATCAATATCTTTTTTAATTAAAGATACTTCTTTATCAAGTTTGTTGATTTTCTCTGATTGTGTCGCCATTGTCTATACCATCGGTATTTAACTTAACTTGTGCTTGTTTGTCAAATGCTTCTATTACTTCCATATCTTTTTTGTACTTTTCTTCATACTCTGCTTTTGCTTTTTGCATTGAAACTACATCATCTATAGTCATGTTTGATATTTTATTATTTAGTGATTGATTTTTTTCTGCCCAATTATCTAGTCTTTCAAGATATAGTTTTTCCCTAATCTTTGATTCTTTAACTTCTTCTCTAGCTTCTCTTAGTTCTTGTTTTGCTTTTTTAAGTTGTTGTTTTAGTTCTTCTGATGTTGCCATTATTTTACTCCTGCTAATGGGTTAGCTAATATCTTTTGTATTTTATCTTCTAATTCTTGCTCAATCACCTTTAAATCTTTCGATAATTCTCTTTCAGTATCTTTTACCCTGTCCTCAATATCATTAACTACCTTATCTATTGATCTTATGTCTTGTTTTAAATCTTTCAAATCATCATTTATGTTTTTAGATAAATTACTAGCCACATCATTGACTAAACTAACTTCTTCTAAAACTGTTGATATTTCAGATTTCAACACAGCTATTTGCTCGTCATAGTGGCTCATGTCTGGTGATACAAAATCGTTTACTCTTTGTTGTAGTAGTTGATAATCCTTCCAAAATTCAAAAGCACCCCAAAGACCACCACCAAGAGTACCAAGCAAGGAAAACAAAATAAATATTTTCCCACCTTTTAATTTAATACCTTGATATTCTACCTCTGCCATTGTAAATCCACTAATTCATTCATTCCTAAATAATCCATATAAAATAAATCTAAATGAGTATCTTCTATCATGTTTTGATCTAGATACAAATTCACATCTTCATAAAATTGTTTATCAAGTAATTCTCTATCTGTATATGTGTTATAATCGTTATCTGATAAAACTATCATTAATGCTAATTGTGTAGTTTGTGACTCTACAGACATCTTATCTTTAAGATTAGCAATAATCTTTTTAGCAATCTTTTGTTTCATTTCTCTAGGATTTGGTCTTTCAGTTTCAGCTTCTTCTACCTCTTCTTGCTCTGGCTCATCTACTGTTTCTTCAACAACTTCTTCTACAATTTCCTCTTGGGTTTCTTCTGTAATTTCCTCAGGTTGTTCTTCAGCTATTTCTTCGGGTTGTTCTTCTACAACTTCTATCTCAATCTCCTCTGGCATTTCTTCAATAATCTCTGGTAATTCTTCCATGATTTGATCATCTAATTCAGCATAAAGTTCTACTTCAATCTCTGGTAAATCCTCAAGTATCGGAATATCAATAGAAATATCTAAATCTTCAACAGGTGCAAAATCAATTTCAAAAGATATATCTTCATTAAAATAATCTTCTATAACAACTTCAAAAGATACTTCTTCATATTCTATTTCTTCAAAAAAAATATCATTTACAATATCATCTATAATATCAGTAATTATATCTATTGTTTGATATTCAACAGTTAAGAATGGATCTGAAATTATTCCACCATAGAATCCAGACGTATATCCTGCATCTACAGACCATATATCCATTTGAAAGTTTATATCTAAATAATTATTTACACCTAGAGATTGATTGTAAGAATAATCTTGAACTCCTACATAATTCATTTCAACTGTATGCTGATGTGTTTTAAATATTGTTCCTGTTTCGTCTGATAATTTTAAAGTAATTGTAAAATAGTCTTTACAGTCACTATTTGTGTTTGAACAGCTAGGAACATTTGTGTTACTGACATGACTTTCAATACTCGCACCATATTCATAATCAAATCCTTGTTGTATTTCTTCTATAGATAATCCTTGATTTATAAGACTTATTTGGTCTGAAACAATCTTACCACCATCATTTTCATTGTAGCCACCACGAATACTTGAACTTCCTGTGCATACTTCACCATCTTGTAATTGACCAGAATAACTACATTGGGTGATTGATGCTTTGTTTTCTAATGTCCACTCATCAGCAGGTGGAACTAGATTACCTGTATCTATTTCTTCAGCTTTAG